CCCTCATTTGAGGGGCTCTCGAGCGATAGCTCGTCACATCCCGTGACCTCACTGTGTACCCTGAGATACGATGGCTCGAACCAGACTGATCTCTCTACCTCTCGCTGTGACGGGCTACGCCCATAAACACACGAGTCTCACCGATACGCACTTGACTTGGACGGATTTGGAGAAATCCATCTATCCGTATGAGTCGCATAAGTGCATTGATGAGGTTAACAAACGCGACAAGGATAACCCTCTTACTATTACGTTCGAGGGTCGTCTTTTTGTCCCGTTAAACGGTAGAGTAGATACTTCGCCGACATCCTACTACGAATTCGTAGATTGGGTGCCGAAGAACATGGCTGTTAGTCTAGGCCATGGTCTAGCCGTCCCATCCATGATCCCGTCAGTTGGTACAGTAGCGACCTCGGTTCTCGCAAGGAGTAATCCTTCGCGTCCGAGTTTGTCGCTGCCTAACTTTCTGTACGAGCTCAAGGACCTCCCCGGAATGATCCGAGATATTGGCAATCTCAAGCGCCAGGCTCATAACATCAGGATGAAGGGTGTGTCTGTTGGAACTAATTCCACAAACGCTGCCAATCATCTTCTGAGTTATCAGATGGGCTGGAGACCGCTTATCTCTGATCTCCGGAAACTGGTAGATTTTCAGTCTCAAGTCGATAAAAAGATGAGAGAACTGCAAAATCTATACAGCAATGGAGGCTTACAACGCCGCGTGAGAAGCCCTGAATGGCAAGCCTCTGCAGATGAAATTCTGCATAGCTCGCAAACAGCGCAATCCTCTATCACCACTAGCATTACGCATAGGGTGTCGAGGTTTACGATGATCGAGAGATGGGGCACCGTAAGGTGGATCCCAACTGCTTTGCCAGATCCTCGCTTCTCCTCCAAGAAAATGGCCAAGCTCGCTAGAGACCTTACATTTGGTCTCCACGGGCTTCACCCCAAGCAAGTCTGGGATGCTATACCCTGGACTTGGTTGGTCGGCTGGTTTACTAATGCTGATGAGTATATTCAAGCTCACAACAATAGTATCCCCTTGCGTCACTCCGTGCCATGTATCATGACTCGGACGATAAGCAAGTATTCTTGGGTCCGCACTGACTCGAATACTTCGATTCTGGGCGGTAACGGCGATGCCGGTTATAGCACGAAAGAACGTGTTATAAACGGGGGTACGCTGTCGGCTTCCATTCCATTTTTGAATGGAAGACAACTGTCGATCCTTGGTGCCCTCGCCATTCAGCGAAGACGCTGAGTGGTCAGACAAGCATCCAAGGAGAAGGTAAGACTATGCTAGGTTCAACCCTGACGGTGACTCTTGACGGTTCCGGTGGAACTGCCAAGATTTTGCCGCTGATTAACCAAGACGGTTACGCATCCGAATACTATTTGGATGACGGCACTGTTTGGTACCGCGCTAAAGTGCGGCACTCAACGGATAACGTCAAGGCGGGCACTCAGGCCTTTGATCGTCACACTGTGACATTTCAAAGGTTCCTGAAGCCAGCCACGGCCTATCCGCTTGGTCGTCTGACGGAGATCATCTTTACGATCAGAAATGATCCTAATGAGGTCGCCGCAGACGTCATCGACTTGAGCGAAGCCATGAGCTTTTACATGGTAAAAGCGGGTGGCATCGCAGCCAAGTTGCTGGGCAAGGAGTCGTAAGGCGTCGTTGACGCCCTAAGGCCCCCGACTCAGGGAGATGGGTGAACATAGCCGTAGATGTTGAACCCCCTTTACTGAAAGGAGCCAACATGGAAAGCTACGTGACTTACCTTCAGGGACTATACACGGCACTGTGTCTAACAGTTGCCGAGCACTATCCCATCCTTCGACGTGATTGTGAGCGGGATGTTTCTCGCTTGCTCTCACTCATCGATGCTCGAGGTTTGTCATTTTTAATGATAGACCTCGTAGCGGCAGGTAAGCACTTTGATTCGTGCCTATCTGCCGGACGCCTCACCGCTTACGGTTCCGCCGGTTTCCGGCCTTACCGAAGAGGGGGTGTAATCCCAAGACTATTCAAGGGGCTACACCTACGCGTTTTCGATGATTTCGGAGTGCTTAGGGTCGATCCCGACGTTGCAAGCATACGCTTCCTTCGTCAGCTCTTCTATGGAGCTAAGAAGGTAAAGGTACCTTGCAGCGACTCAAGAACATGGGAACACGTTCATGAGTTCTTCGAGACCGACACGGAAGTCCGTTCGCCGTCCCTTAGTTGGAACGACGACGAACTTGGGCTTGATCGTCTTCCTAATCTCCATTTTGGCGATTCTGTTGACGTTCGGCCTACTCCTCTGTTTGGCTCTCTCGAGCCTAAAGCAGACGAGCCCACCTTCACCCCAGGTTTCGGTTGCCTCGACGCAGTCCAACGGACTGCCGACATCGTTGCCGCAACCCTCGGACGGTTCGACCCGTACGAGTGGAGGTCTAAGCATGGACCGGGTGCTGTTTCTGACCAGCGTCGTACTCAGTTTAAGTACGACTTTCCAAGCTGGCCGGAAAAGCTCTCGACCGTATTTCCGTTGGCTGACTTTGGCTTTGCCAATTTCAGTTCATGGGCTGCGGCCGTACGTAGTGGTGGGATTCATTCGAAATATTCGTCGAATGAGCCCCCGTCCAGATTGATTGC